TCCCATGGAGTAGAAGACAATCCAGCCAACTTGATGTAATACCACAAATAGCATAGGGTACGCAAAGTGTTGCCCAACGTGGTCTTTGTTGAATGGCCAGAAAAAGTCGTCCCCTCTAGTTCCATGTAATACCAGTGTTCTTCTGGTTCTGGATATTACTTTTTTGAACCTCTAACGTCTTTGAAGAACTGAGCTTTTATGCGATCAGGCCACTTTGGTGATTTAACTCCTGGTAAATGGAAAAAGACGATATTCTTAAGTTAAAGAACGCCTTACATCATTATCTCAGTCATTTCATCAACAGTGTTTGATGGCACAGAATAGTTTGCTAATTGGTCAAAATTGTGCTGTATTATTCTACGCACCAAAAAACGAAAACCATTCCAGAACTTGTTATCAACCAACCTCATTAGAGCCGCGAATTGGGATGAATCAAAGCCACTTCCGTCAATGCAAATGGAATCCCAAGTTTCGTCTATGTCGCTGTTTTCTATGACATATGCGATGACTTCTTGACCGGTCATCGAATGAATGAAACCTCTAACAATCTTTTTCAAAAGAGGGAAAAGTTGATATTGAAGTGCTTGCATTGGACCGCACGCTCCTGGATTCGGGTTCATGATCATTCTAGGTCTTTCCGATACACCTACCAAGTAGTTATCTTTGTCGACGTAGACTCCGTCTCCTTCTTCATGACTATACGATTCACCGGTTTTTACCATCCCGACAAATGATGTGAGATAATCATCATATTTCTTGTCGTAGAACATTCTCATCAGGTTTTCGCTGTACAGTTCAATTTTGGATGAAGGCCATTAATCTCTCTTGGATTCAGGATAATCCATGAAATTCTTGCATTCATACTGATCAATAACTTCCAACAGCTTCTTTTTAAGATGATTCGCAAAGTAATCCTCTGTCATCACATCAAAGTCATCGAGGTGCTTCTATTCCATCGTTTAAAATGACCCTGTGTGCCTCTGGACTGCACACATCTATGCAGAAACAGTATGTGAATCGAATTCATATTCGTGAGTTTTGTTGCCTTGTTTTGATAGCACGTGACTGCCTGTCATAGTAACAACTTTGTTCTTGGTGTAATCTTCGATCCTTTCCAACCTGTCTGACTTTTTGTGATTTGCTTTTTTAATCACCTTGATGCCATCTGATTCAACATCCTATGCATATGCGACTGCATTGCCAATTTATCTTCGATATTCCTCCTGATTAGGGATGCAAACTGGTTGTTGTTGAATATTAGCATAGTCAGGTCTTTTATGTCTGACATAGTCTTTGGCTGGAATGCTAACTTCGGTTGAAGCTTACTTAGAGTCTATTTTGTTCTTGATCCTCTGATTTTTGACTCTAGTCTCAGTCTTGTACATTTCATAAGCCTCCATAGGAGTTGAAGAGTTACAGAGTAGGTATTGTTCGATACCACTTTGTCCTCTCACAATTGGACTCTTTAATGGTTCGGTTTTTTCTTCTACATCTTCTGCTCTTGGACATCCATAAAAAAGTGCATTTGAATGGGCCTATTTAGTGCACGGAACTGTTTTGAGGGTAATAGCTTCGATCTTTTCTTCTGCCTAAAGGTATTGTACTTTCCAATTTGAATTTTCACACAATCCGGTATTGGCAACGACATCTCTCACTGGATCTTATATGTTTCTTTTCCATATACCTCTAGTATCTTTCAGTGAGTTTTTGAAGACATACTTTCCTGAAATGTCTTAAACCAAATCTCCATATCCTAATATCTCGTTGTCATAGAGACAGTCGCTTAGATCGGTTTCATTGAAGGCAGCTATGGTTCTTTATGCCCGTATGTAAGTCTGACCAAAAAGACAATTACTAACGCGGTGGCGTAGTGAACGGATTTTAGCTCTTAGACCTCTTCCATATTTTGGC